TCCGGCAGAACATATGTTCCGTCCTTGAGCGGGACCGGTTCAAGCGCACTGTCGGGCTGGATGGGCGAGGGGCCGAGTACGGTTTCCGCTTCTTCCCGGGTGAGGACGATCATCAGGCGGCTCCCACCCCGACCAGATAAGGATTGATGGCATTGTAGAGATCCAGGTGTTCACCAGCCGTAAGGCTACTGCCAAGCCCGGCACAGCCGAGTTGCCCGGTCCAGTAAACCGGTGAGGCGCCGGATTTCATCAATTGGGCATTGCCATTGAAGACCGCGGCCGAAGTACCGGCCGCCGTAGCAACCGAACTGCCGTTCTTGTATAATTGCTGAGCTGTCGACGTTGTCCGATTGGCCCCCCATAGGCCGATGCTGTCCGTACTAGCAACCGAGGTCGTCGTACTGTTGATGTTCAGTCGGCCTTGAGCAAGATTGGAGGTATTTCGCGGAAACAGGATAATTGTCCCACCGGTATTCCCGATCATGCCGGCGTCAACGGAGCTATTGGTGACTGAAAACGCAAAAGCGCTAGCACTGTTCTGGGCGTAAACTCTCCCGGAAAAACTCGACGGGTTGTAGTTGGTGTCAAGATACTTCGTGCTTGCCCCGGTGAAGCCGCGATCGGCGGTGAAGGTCGGGGCGTTGACTTCCGTGCTGTCCGCCGTGCCGGGGGCCTTCCAATTGACCTTGGCGGCTTGTGCGTCGGCTGCCGCGAGCAGATAGAGCACATCGATCTTAGCCCATAGGCTCGCCGCTTTGAGCGCCACCACAACGGCATCGATCAACCCTTTTCGGGTGTCGTTGGGCGGAGTGGTAAAGGCGGCGAAGATGGCTTCCGATGCAGCATCGTAAGTGATCGTCACCGCCCCGTGGACCCCGAGTTCGATGCCGTGCAGCCCATCCGGCATCAGGTTGCGTCCGCTATGGTGATGTCGATGGCGTCGAGAGTGAAGGTATTGCCATTAGTGACGCTCTGCGTCGAGGTCAGAGCCCCCGCCGCATACAGTGTCGACGAGCCATTCGACAGCGCCCAGTGCGATGCTGTCCCCGTGCCGGTGATCGACCCCGGCGCACCTGACGCAATGGCAGGCACCGTCACCCGTCGACCGTTGACCGTGCCGTTGGCGGCAGCGCCCGTCGTCAACCCGGTTTTATTTCCTAATGTGACGGCCGCAATGCCGGCATAGTTGGCCGGCTCGCTCGAGCACAGGTCGATCTTCGTCCCGCCGGCCGTGATCGTCGCCAGCCCCGCATCAAAAACGCTATCGGCTATCAGTGCCATGACCTATCTCGCTGCTCCATTGGTGACCGTCTCGACCCCGACCACGCGGTTGGTCTTGGGATCCCTGACCACGCGCTTCGGCGCCCCCATGGCGTGCCCCATGCCCTGCAGCGCCTGCATGATCAGTTGGGTGTTCTGGGCCTGCGCCCGGTCGAGGTTCTCGTTCATCTTGGCGATGGCATTGCCGATCGCATCCGCCATCGGCGCCATGATCGCGTCAGCACTATGCGTCACCTCCACCTTGTCGCCATTCGAATTGATCGATACCGCCGACGGCTTGGTCTTCTCCTCGCGGGTCGCCCGCGCCTCGTCCAGCTGGAACTCCTGTGCCTTCAACCGCTGCTCGAACTGGAATTCCTGCATCTTCAGTTCGCGCTCCATGGCGAACTTCTCCCGCGCCAACGCTATGTCCGCCTCGATCTTGCGATCGTTGGCGGCGACGTCGGCCTGGGCCTGGGTCTGCTCCAGCTGGATGCGGTGCTGCATCTCCATCTGCTTCAATTGGGCGTCGGCCTGCATCTTCTGCATGTCGGCCTTGATCTGGGCCTGCTGCATCAGCAGTTTGGCTTGTGCCTCGGCCTCCTTCGGATCGGGCTTCTCCTCGCCGGGCGGGTTGGCGGGATCAGACGGATCGCTGAAATACGGCTCGGCGCTCTTCTCGCCGCCCGCCGCCAGCAATTTCGTCAGCACGGCATAGATGTTGTCGGGCTTGACGATGTTCTGCCCGGGCAAAGCCAACGCCTCCTTCTGGATCAAAAGGATCTGGTTCCAGTAGGCCGCCTGTTCGGCCTTGCCGCCCGACCCCAGCCCGACGCTGATGGTCAGGTCGTCGCGCTTCCGCCACTGCCGGGGATCGACCGTCACCCACTCGCCCCGCAGTTTGACCGTGGGCCGGCTGCCCTCGTTCTTGCGGATCACCGAATGCATCTTCCAGAAAAGCTGCTTGAAGCCGACCTCGGCCATCACCCGGGCGTTGAGCCGCATCTTGGCCTGGGCGGCGTTATAGGTCTGCCTGACCGCGGTCGCGCTCTGGTTCTGCAACGCATCGCTGTCGATGCCCACCCCCTGCCGCACCACACCCGTCCGCCACTCCCGCACCGTGTCCATGTACTCGAGCGCCGGATAGACGTATTCGCCGAGGTTCTGGTTGGGGATGGGCAAGAGGCCGCCGGGGGTCTTGGTCCGTACCAGCCCGCCCGGCCGGCCGTTCAACAGGTCGTCGATGGTGTTCGGCCCGGCGTGGCTCTCGCTGATTTCGAGTCTCTGGTTGTTGGCAAGGTAGACGTTGTCGAGCATGCCGCGGTAGAGCGCCGTCTTGATCCTCTGGATGTCCATCGTCAGGTCCGGCATGCTCTTGCCGAAAAAGCGATGGGTCACGATGATCGGCGTCATCACGGAAAACGGGTCGAAGTCGACCGGGATGATGTCCAGTTCGCCGTTGCGCTTGAGCACCTGCCCGTCGTCATCGCCGGCCGTGGTCACCCGGTACAGCCGCGCCTTGCCGTCGTCCTCGTAGTCGAGCGTGGCGTAATGCTCGGTGACGGTGATCAGCCGGGTTGCACGGTTGACCGACGAGGAGAACGTCCTGTCGTCGTCGATCGTGTCGCGGGCGATGGTTTCGCTGTTCTCGTCCGGCGGGCTGTCGGGGAGATCCTCGAGCTGGTCGGGGTCATAGCCCTGCCGGATGAGCTCGGCAACCGTGCGCTGCACCTTGTGGTAGCTATAGTCGAGCGGCTGTCCCAGTTTTGCCCTTCGGCTGACCCCAAATTCCTCCGGCGGCACTGGCTCGACCTTACAGCACCCGTATTTGCGCTTGGTTACGGTGGTGAAGTCGTGGGTGGGCCCATAGGCCGCCAGCAGTGCCAAAACCTCAGGGGGGGGCTCCGCAGGGGCTTGGGGAGGCATGCCACCGCCCATCGGCGGCAAAGCACCCGGAGGTCCACCGAGGGCACGGAGTGGCGGACCCCCGGGCAGGCCGGGAGGCTCCATGGGGGGTGCTCCCAGCCCTACGGGTGGTTCGGCCCCCATCACAGGGGTCTGAGCCATCCCGATATCAGGGGCCATCATGCCCGGCCCGGGTGGACCGGGAACAGGTGCCGGACCGGGCATTTCACCACCACCCGGAAGGATCGAAGGTGGCGGATACTCAGGCGGGTGCTCCGTATGCTCGACGATCTCGACCTCGGGATCCGCCACGAACAGGGCATAAACGTCATCCGGCTGGTCGTAGAAGGTCTCCCGCTCCTCCTGTTCCTCATCCTGCCAGAAGATCTTGACGATGCCGTTCTTGCTTAACAACGCGTCCTTGATGAACGAATAGGAGACGATGAAGCCGTCGTTTTTCTGGAGGAAGACGTGGTTGACATAGTCCGTCTCCTGCTCTGCGGCCTTTTCGTCCTCCTCGCTTACCGGGTTGAAGCGCACCACCTCGTCACCGCCGGCAAATATCTCCATCAAGCCCGGCATCAGGCCCTCGACCACGTCGAGCACATCGGTGGAGACGGCCTTCGACCGGTCGGGCTGGGACGGCATGTCAGCCGACATGTCGCCGTTGTAGTAGTCCATGCCGCGCTCACGCTCTTCGGAGAGCTTCGCGGCCTGGTCGGCCGACAATGCGTCGCGCTTCTCAGCGGCAAGGATGGCCGTGAGCTCGCGTTCCTCAAGTTTTGGCATTGACCACCTGCTCACGCCAAAGGCGGCGGCATCGCTTCATGTATCTTTCCAGTTCAGGGTAGTGCCTGTTGTCCAGGTTACCCAACCACAGGTGATCATCCGGGAAACGGGGAACATCGACCCGGTTGCCGGTCATACGCCCGACAATTCTTGCCGCCTCGTACCTCTCGAAGGGATTGACGGCTGTCTCCAGTTCATGCCGGGCCGCGGATAGCCGGGCATGAAAGGCACGCTCGCCCTCCATGGCCTTCGCAACGTCCTCCTCCGACTGCATCAGCTCGTCTCGGTCCCGGCTTCGACCGGCTCTGCCGTGAAGTGATGGTTGGCGGTGTTTGCCGCCGCCATGCAGCGGTCCTTCAGCCGGCCCATGATGTGGTCGACCGCCATCTCCTCGAGCCCGTCCTGGTAGGCGGCATCCATGGCCTGCCGCAGGTCGGGGTCGTTGGCGATGTTGCCGAGGTCAGCCTCGGCCTCGCCGAACCAGTCCTCGGGCATTGTCTCGGGGATCGTGATTGCCATCACTTCACCTTCCTTCGGTTGCGATAGGCCTTCATCCGCTCAGCCGCGGTCATCGCCGTCTCGCCTTTGGGCTTGGGACCACGTTTGCCCGTTACGGATTTCGGCGTTACGGAATTGGCAGCCGTTACGGATTTATTCGTGACGCGCGTCACGGATTGCTGTAATTTCGTGACGGTTATCGCGGGTTTATTCGTGACGGTGTGTCCGGCCTTGAGCGGCGAGCCGAGTTGCCGCTCGATACCGGTCGGACCTAGCATCCGGGTCTGCTGCTCTTTGGGTCCGACCTTCATGTCTCAACGCCGAATGCCATGGGTGAAAGAGGCAATAGCTGGCCTGACGGCCATTATCCGCGAGTACGAGACGATCCCCGGCTACGAGTACATGGTTCAGGAGTGGCGCCTGCACCTCAAGGCGCTGCGCGCCAAGTCCTACCGGAGACAGGTCTACGAAGCCGCCCAGAAGCAGATCGATTGGGACCGGCCCACCTATGGCGCCACCTACGAGGAGCGCCGCAAGGTCTACCGCGAGAAATGCGCCGAACTGGACCGGAAGACGCCACCCGCCGTGCTTCGCGAGACCGGCCCGGACTGGACACGGCCATCACGAAGCAAGGTCAGGTTCCTGCCCGGCGAACGCACTACCCCGGAATGGAAGCCCGGCGACCCCAAACCTAAGCGCAAGGCCCTCATTCATCCGCCCAGCGCCTCTAAGCAACGCCGAGCTTCGGATAGTTGAGTTTTCGGGAAAACCCGCCCTGATCGATGGTCTGATCGATGGAAATGGCCAAATATCTGAAGCTGTCGGCGATGTGAGACGCCCAGTCATGGACTGGCTTGGGCTTTGGGGTCATGAGCTTGGCGTCATACTCGGACCTGTACATTTTCAGGCCATCAACCCCGCGCTCTGTCTTGGTTTTGTCGAACCAGCATCGGGGCAGGATCATGCGGGCGGCATTGATGCCGTCCTCGACCTCGAGCCGCTTGCAGACGGTCACCCGTAGCCCGAGGCCTTCCAAAACCTCTTTGCGGCTCTTGCCCGTGCCCAGCTCGCGGGCTTCCACATCATGAGGAAGGATATGCCCGGCGTAGATGTAGGGCTTTCGCTCGATCTGCTGGACGTAGTGACCCAGCTCCATCCCGTCCATTTCATAGTAGTCGATCAGATGGATTTCCCTGCCCACCACCTGGGCGAACCATATCACGGTGCGATCGCTGATGCCGAGATCCCATGCGGTCCAGACCCGGGCGGCTGGATCATAGGGCACCCCGGTTATGCGCTTGTCCCGCTCGCAGTTTGCCATTTGCTGGGCGAAGTAAGCCCCGGTGATGGCGGCTTCGAACGAGCACTCGAATTCCTGCTCGTATTGCTCCGGGGACATGGTCCGCCGAGCGTCTTCCAGTTCGGCTGCCGGGAGGATGTTGGTCTGGCTGGCGGGGAGGCGGAGAACCAGCCAGTGCTCGGGGTCTTTCTCGCCGGCTATGACGAGATCATGCAACCAGTTCCTACCGCGGGGAGTGCCGATGAAGAC